AAGGGTCGCGGCCGTTCGCGCCATCTGCTCGGTCCCTGATTCGGAAAAGAGCAGGCTGCTCAATCGTGGTCAACAAATCGTTAAGTGAACAGTATTGGCTCTTAGCGCGTTTCCTTGGCTTTATCTTCTGGAGCTTTGGCTGTTGCGCCCGCAGGGAGCCTCGCACGACTTTTTGAAACTCTGGGTCGGTTTCCGCCATGGGCAAAGCTCAGCAAAAGCAGCTCCACTTATATGCGGATTTGATGGAAGAAATGAAGGTCCGCTTCAATTGCATCAATCATGCCGCACAAGGGGGAACACGCTTGCCGCCCTTAATCGTGCGGGAGTTTTTATATCAGCAACTCCGATTTCTTTGTGAATTGATCGCGCTTAGTTGCCTGGTCGCTCATGGCGACATTGCTGAACTGAAATCGCATAAGATCGGACGTGCGTACTCGGCGGACGAAATCCTTGACCGAATGACTGCGTTGCGTCCCCATTTTTATCCGGTTCCGGTCAGGGAGACCGGGATGACCATGTTGTCGCCTGGACGCAACCACATCAATCTCAAAGGCGCTCCGTCTCCACTACCGAAAGACGATTTGGTTGCGCTATACCGAAAGACGCACAAGCATCTTCATCGGGGGAGCCTCAAAGCGATTCTCTCTGCTTCGACGCCAGTTGGCATTCCCGATATCAACGAGATCATTGCGCAAGCGCAGAAGATGAGCGATTTGATGGCTCATCATCTCATCGCAATTAGTGAGCGAGAGCTTATTATTTGTTTGTTGATCAACCCGCAGAACAAAAACAAGGTTCAAGTTCTTACGGCCCAGCGGGCAGAACTCGATTTACAAGTAAATCCGTCCGCTTCCCCCGACGAATCAACGTGATCCTATCGCCAAGCTTAAACGATTTTCTCCAACCTTGTGCGATTTTCACAAGAGGATATTGTGATCTGGTTTTTTTGCGCGCTTTTTTTGCCATTACAGAAGCCTCCGTGATTGCTGCTTGACCGTGTCGCGGTATTCACTTCTTCCGCACGCGAGACCGCAATCCACATGGAAACGTAGTTCACTAAAGTGTATAGCAAGAAGGCGTACACGACTAGCAAAAAGCTGGAACGATGCCGAAGAGTGTGAGGTTTTTTGTCATAGCTGGCGACCGGCCACCATAGCCCAGGCTCGTGCCACCATTCCGAAAACAGGTGAGACAACGGGTCAGTAATTCGGGAAGCAAATTCCTTGCATCCCGAGACAGCCGAGGTGTATTGCGCTATCGCAGTTGAAGGGTCCAAGCTTCGACCATTTGTCGCCATATCGAAATTTATCATGAATGTATTGTCCGACGGGATCGATTAGAAGATCGCAATATGGGAGATAGTCGTTTCCCTTCGACAGTGTTGCCTTGGGATCCCGACGAACTTCACCCAATCCGGCGTAAACGGTCGCGACTGTCATTCTACAGAGAATAGCTGCGGCCGAAAGGGCGAACAACGCGTGTTGAGTTCGGATGCGCATGGGTGTTGCCTTGGCGTCGTGACGCTAGGATGGCGAGCAGCCAGCATTTGATTTCACCGGCTGCTCCATCTGAAGGCTACGATTTAGTAGCAGACATAGCTCCAAACCCAGCCGTTAAAGACGTACGTGCAGTAGGGCACGTAGATCAGCTGCGCGTTGGCAATCGAAACAGCACCGAGAATTGATGCCGCAGCGAGAGCCGAGATAACAAACTTACGCATGCCTTTTCTCCTCTGTTTGTGCTCGGGACTCTGTCCCGTCCTTCCCTGTGGGCTGTTACTATCCGCTGGTCGCACATGGCAATCAGCGTTGTGGTGTATAGCGCCTGATTGCTGAGAAGCCGTGTGACTGAACTCACACGATAATGTAAGAGAGACGGAAAGATCTTAGGTAAGCGTGGGCTGCAAGAGCGAGGAACAGGATTTGGTGGCTGCTAAGTCTGTCTTTTCAGATCGGAGGACGACGATGCTGGCGTTGGAGCTTAACAGCGTCAAAGAGCTGTTAGGGAGAGTTCGGCAGTCTGGTCGAGGTCAATCGCCCTACGGTATTGACGCCAGCTATTCGACTGGTCGGGCGAGATCACGGCCGATTGCCCACGAAAGCAGGCGCTGAACCTCGACGATATGTGCGGCGCGCGGTGCCCGGATTTGTCAAAAGTGGTCTAGGTTTTGGAATAGCGTATTGTAGCGTTGCAACGGACGTTCTGGAGCTCGGAAAGCTCCGGCGCAGTGATGGGACTATCTCTGCGCCGGGGTCCAAGGAATGTGTCTGCTGCCGAGAAGGCCTGCGCCTCGAGATAGAGATGGCCGAACCCGGCTAAGGCTTGCGCCGACCGGTTAGGACGAAGAGCGGTGCTGCGGGCTCGCGCGCTAACCCTGCGGCAATTGATCTTAGTGTGAGCCCCTGCGGCCCCCCTCACTTCCCGCGGTCGTGGATCTCGGCTTGCTACATTGGGAGCTATAGTAGATATGACGCGTTGAATTGTTGTCTGGTTTGTAGGACGCAATTAGCTTCCCCTTCGTGCAATTCCAACCGTTCAAAGGCGCAGGTTTCAAGGGCGAGCGAGCTTCACAGCCAGCGCGCTGCGCCGGGGATGTTCAAGGGCAACGGTCCGTCGCTGCGGGCGGCTGCCAATGCCACAAGCAACAAATCGCCGGGCAGCGTTCGCGGTCCTGCAGGGCAGGATGGGCGCTTCAAGACCGGCGGCGCCAACGATGCGACCAGCGGGGCTTTCCGTGGCGCTCGCAACTGCTATGGCGACACCAAGTAGCGAGTGACGGGTGTGGGGGGCTCATGAGATGGCTACCTTCCCGCAAGATCCATCGATTGCCGCCCAGCTCGCGCAATTCAATCTTGAAAACGCGCTTTACGGGCAAAGTCAGCAGCAGCCGGGAACGTCGGGGCCAGGTCTGACCTGGTCGCAGATCATGAACCTGATGCCAACGACCTTCCCCGCGGCGCCGCAGACGCAGCAGCAAAGCCTGAATGATACGAGCTATCAGAATTTTTTGGACTTGCTGAACTCAGCTGGCAATTGAGGGCGCGCCCCAGAAGCGGCGGCGGTTGGGACTTCACTCCCCCGGCTGCCGCCGCAACCTAAACGAGGAATGACGTGGACGCCGGCGTCATCAAGCCGCAGCCAGGGCCGCAGACCGCGCTGCTTGAATGCCCGTGTGATCTCATATTTTTCGGGGGCTCGCGCGGCTCGGGAAAGACGTTTGCGAGCCTCCTAAAGATCATCCAGCACACAGAACAATGGGGCACCTACTCGTCAGTTCTGGTCGTGCGCCGGACTTACAAACAACTCGATGACATGATCAAAGACGCCAAACGGGTGTTTCAGCCGCTGGGCGCGCAATGGTACGGGTCTGAGGGCAAATTCATCATGCAGAACGGAGCAGAGGTGAAATTCAGGCACCTCGACTCTGACTCGGATGCCGACGAATATCAGGGCCACAGTTACTCGCTCTTGATCGCGGAGGAACTGGGCAACTTCCCGAGCCCTGACCCAATCAATAAGCTGCTAGCCACCCTACGGAGCGCGCACGGAATCAAATGCCAATTCATGGCCACAGGAAACCCAGGCGGCCCCGGCCACCAGTGGGTAAAGGCGATGTTCATCGACCCCGCGCCGTTGGGAAACAGAGTCATCAGCACGGTATACACAGACCCCTTCACGGGACAGAGCGTGACCAGGACCCGGACCTTTATTCCTGGGACCGTGCGCGACAACCTCTACCTCAACCCCGTTGAGTACGCCGCGCAGCTCCGCATGGTCGGCAACGAAATGCTGGTCAAGGCTTGGCTGTTCGGCGATTGGAACATCGTTATTGGGGCATTCTTCGATAACTGGGACCCGCGCAAGCATGTGATCCGCAGTTTCGAAATCCCGCGACACTGGCTGCGATTCAGGGCTGGCGACTGGGGCTCAGCTCGTCCCTTCGCTATCGGATGGTTCGCAGTGGCCAGCGACACCAGCAAGATTTCGCAGGGAGACAGTGCCCCCCCGTCATCATTCCGCGCGGCGCCATGATCCAATATCGGGAGTGGTACGCCTGCGTGGAAGGCCAGCACAACGTCGGTTTGAAGCTGAGCGTGGAAGAGGTTGCAGACGGCATCATGCTTCGCGAGCGAGAGGACCGCAGCCACACTGGCAAGTCCCTGATCAAGTACGCGGAGCTTGATCCTTCCTGCTTCGCAAATATCGGCGGCCCTACACACGCAGAGCGTTTCGCCAAGCGCGGGCTGCTCCCAGCATGGACACTGGCGCGCAATCAACGCACCAATCGCGATGGCAGGCTCGGGGGATGGGACATGGTTCGCTATCGCCTCACCGGCGAAGACGGTCGGCCGATGCTATATTTCTTCGACACCTGCCCGCACACGATCCGAACAATTCCGGCCCTGCAGCATGACGCCGGAAAGCCTGAAGACATTGACACAGAGAGCGAAGATCACAGTGCGGACTGCCTACGCTATGCGTGCATGAGCAGGCCCTACATCGCCCGCGGCGCCTCGCTGCCAGAACAGGAGCTTGGCCCCTACGCGATCGACGACCAGGACATGCCAGTGATGCGCGTCAATCTCGAACCACTGTTCAGGGCAGAGGAGCGCAAATCCCGCCGCGTATCCTTGAGCCATCGGAGAATTCATTGACCGGGCGGGGCTGTATGGGTAGCTGGCTTGGTAGTCGGAACAAATCGCAATTTCTCGTGATTGTTGGACCAGACAAACGCGATCGGTTTCCTGCGCGGCCGCAAAGGTCGCAAGCTAGGGTCGGTTCCTGATGGCACTTTTGACCCAAAGCGACGACCGACGTTGGGGCTCTCGATGGGCCGCTATCCAACCGGTGTCGGGTCCAGTACGTGGATTTTGGCACGGTGACCTGCAGGTTTGTCCTTGCGTCTACCCGATCTCGCAGCCCTGCTCCCAGTCGCGCGCCTGGCAGACAACATAAGG